CGACGCGCCCAAGCTGATCATCCGACGTCGCGAGTTCGAGGACTATGCCACGGCCAAGGGCCGGGAGATCGAGGAGCAGCGGCTGCACTGGCGCTACTACCATGTCGACCAGTGGTCAGCCGATCAGCTGAAGATTTTGAAGAAGCGCACCCAGCCGCCGCTGACGTTCGACCGAACGGGCCGCAAGATCGACAGCCTGAGCGGCACCATCAGGCGGCTGCGCACTGATCCCAAGGCCTACCCGAACACGCCGGGCGGCGAGCAGGGCGCTGAGGTGGCGACCCAAGTGATCAGGACGATCAACGACGCCTCGTTCGCCGAAGATTTGGAAGTTGAGTGTTGCCGGGACGCCTTGATCCACGGCATCGGCGTCGACGAGCTGATGATGATCAACGGCGACCATGGCGATCCCGATCTGCGCTTTGGTTACGTCGACCCGCGTACTTTTTTCTACGACCCACGATCCTTGCGCTCGCAGTTTCAGGACACCCGCTTTCACGGCGTCTACAAGTGGGCCGACATCGACGAACTCGACACACTCGTCGAGGGTGCATCGGATCTTGTGAAGCAATCTCTGAATAACGACGGCGGCATCTGGACGGCGTTCGACACCGACAAGGAAACGCTCTGGGTCGACAGCCGCAATCGTGTTCGCCTCGTCGATCACTGGTTCAAGCGCGGCAACAGGTGGCGCTGGATGCTGCACACCGGCACGGTGCAGCTGATGAGCGGCGACAGCCCGTTCTTCAACGAGCGCGGTATGTCGATCTCGAAATACAATGCCTTCGCCAACATGATCGACATCGACGGCGACCACTACGGCTTCATCCGGCGTCTCAAGGGCCCGCAGGACGCGATGAACCAGCACAAGTCGAAATCGATCCACATCATGAATACGCGCCAGCTCAAGATCAAGGAAGGCGCGGTCGACGACATCGAGGTGACGCGGCGTGAAGGCTCGCGGCCTGACGGCACGCTGATCTATCGCGGCGACGAAAAAGATTTGCAGATCATCCAGCCCGAGACCGAGTTCGTCCAGCAGACCAAGTATTACGAGGACGCCAAGGCCGAGATCGACAGCTTCGGGCCCAACCAGCAGCTGATCCAAGAGTTCGGCCAGAACGTCTCCGGGCGCGCTGCCAACATGTTGCAGCAGGCAGGCCTCGCTGAACTCGGCCCGTTCCTGAAAAATTTCCGCATGTGGAAGCTGGAGCGCTACAAGGCCTGCTGGTGCGCGGCCCAACGCTACTGGACGAGCGAGCGCTTTCTACGCGTGACCGGCGACCAGAACGTCGCCCAGTTCATGCAGATCAACGGCGTCGACATCGATCAGTACGGCCTGCCGACGCTGGTCAACATGCTCGGCAACATCGACGTCGAGATCAAGGTCGATGAGGGCCCGGACACCGAGACGGTGATGGGCGACGTGTTCGACTTGCTGATGGCGCTGGCGCAGAACAACGTGCCGGTCCCGCCGCAGATGATCATCGAGGCGAGCTACCTGCCGGTCAGCGAGAAGAAGAAGCTGATGCAGATGCTGGCGCAGCCCGATCCGGCGAAGCAGCAGGCGCAGATGGCGCTGATCCAGAAAACGGTTGCCGAAGCAAACCTCGCCAACGCGCAGGCGGGCAAGGCGTCCGCCGACGCGAGCAAGGCGCAGAGCGGATCGCTGCTCAACCTCGCCAAGGCGCGCACCGAAGGCATGCCAGACGGTCAGCCCGAGCCGAAGGGCCCGCTCGATTACGCCGAGCAGATCGCCAACATCGTGGAGACCCGCGCCACGGCCCTGCACAAGCGCGCCGCGGCCCGCGAACTCGATCACAAGCAGATGGTCACGCCGCTGCAGCTGCTGGCCGATCATGCCAGCCGCAATGCCGATCGCTTCGCCACCTCGATCTCGCAGGTGGCCCAGCGGGCCGACGACAATTTCCACCAGATCGCCGATCGCGCTCTGGATGACTTCCACCGCGCGCAGGACCGCGCCAGCGCCGAGCGCATCGCTCGCATGGCAGCGCAGCGCCGGGCCAGTTCGTCCGCGTCAACGAGATGACGCACCACGCCTGATGCGAGCGACATCGCACCGCCAGTGACCGGGCTTCGGTCACCACGCTGCTCGCCGCGATAGGCGAGCCACGTTCGCCGGAAACGACATTCCGGGGAGACCACGAGCATGACTGACACGACGCAAGGCGCGCTCGACGCGCCCGACGATACCGCTTTGTTTCAGGAAGCGACCAGCACACCCACGCTCAAGCAGTTCGAGGACGCCGTTCTACCCGTGCCGAAGGAGGAGACACCTCCCGCACCGGCTGACGGCAAGACCGAGCCGAAGCCCACCGACAAGACCGAGCCGAAAGACGAGACCATCCCTCCGGGGCGGTTGCGTGAGGAAAGCGAGGCACGACGGCGGGCTGAACGCGAGCGCGACGATCTGCGTGCGCGACTTGACGCTGCGTTCCAGCGTCAGCCGCCACCTCAGCAAGTCAGGCCGCAGGGACCACAGCCGGAGGAGATTTTTCTCGATCCGTCGAAGTTCGTGCAGCGCGAGGTGCAGCCCTATCTGGAACAGATGCGCGCGGACATGCAGATGCAGCGCGAGGCGATGAGCCTCGACTTCGCGCTTCAGCGGCATGGCGGCGAGACGGTGAGCGCAGCACGGCAGGCCCTCGAACAGGGCATGCAGCGCGGCGATCCGCAGGCATGGGGCACCTACCAGCGCGCCATGCAGTCGCACGATCCCTACGGGGTCATCGTTCGCGCACATCAGGAAGCCGAGACACTCCGCACGATTGGCGGCGACGTCGACGGCTTTCGGAAGCGCATCCTCGAAGAAGCTCTCAACGATCCCGAATATCGCAAGCGGGTGATCGAGAGCGCGAAGGGTCAGGCACAGGCGACCGGCAAGACGGTCGCGCGCCCAGTGGCCTCCTCCAGTCCATCGCTTGGCAACATCGGAGCCGGTGGTGGCGACGGTCAGGTCGCCGAACCATCCGACGAAGAATTATTCCGCCAAGCCGTCACAGCAAAGCGGCGCTGAACACCCGCGCCGCGTCACAGGACAGGTGAGCGGCTATGCTTACTCCCAACCACTTCAACAATGAGATCATCAAATTCCGCCGACAGGCGGCATTGGATTTTCTCCGCAGGTCGAGGTTCGACCCGTTCATGGGTGACGCCTCGACCAGCGTCATCGTTCGCCTCAGCGATCTGGAGGCGGACGGCAAGCAGATCAACGTCCCGCTCGTCACCCAGCTCGCGGGTGATGGCGTCGGCGCTGGTACGCTGCGCGGCAATGAGGAAATGCTCGACAGCTACGGCTTCCCCGTGTGGGCGGACTGGGCTCGAAACGCTGTTGCCAACAACCGCGCTGCCAACAAGGAAAGCTCGTTCAACGTGCGCTCCACCGCACGTGAGCTGCTGCGCGGCTGGTCGCGCCGCATCGTCCGCGACGACATCGTCGACACGCTGCTCTCGATCCCGACGTCCGCCGTGCAGGCGGGCCGCTTCGGCACGCCGGGCAATCGCGTCAACGGCATCAAGTGGTCGGCGGCGTCCTCGGGCAACAAGGACAGCTGGATGAACGCGAACCTCGATCGCGTCATCTTCGGCACGGTACCTGCGGCCTCGGTGCCCAACACCTTTGCCGCTGCAGCGCTGCTGCTCGACACCACGAACGACATCCTGACGGCAAAGGTGATCCAGCTCGCCAAGCGGGTCGCGAAGCAGTCCGGTGTGTCGCAGGCCAACCCCGGCGTCTACAACGGTCGGCCCAAGATCACGCCGTGGAATATCGAGGAGCTGGACGAGGAGATGTACGTCTGCTTCGTCGGCGACAAGGCGTTCTACGATCTGCAGAACGATGCCGCGATGTATCAGGCCAACCGCGATGCTCGCCAGCGCGAGACCAACGCGACCGGCACCAACCCGATCTTCACGGGTGGTGCGCTGCTCTACGACGGTGTTCTGATCAAGAACATCCCGGAGATCACGCAGCGCCTGTTCCTCGGCACGATCGGCACCGCGTCGGCCAACGTCGAGCCGTTCTTCCTCTGCGGGCAGGCAGCTCTCGCCTACGCCATGGGCCAGATGCCGCGCCCGACGCAGCTGGAGGACGGTGACTACGACTTCGTCACCGGCCTCGGCATCGAGGCGCAGTACGGTGTCGCCAAGATCGCGAAAGCTCCGCTCGCCGCGGGCGCTTCCGCCACGCTCGGCGATCTCGTCGACTGGGGCATGGTCACCGGCTTTGTCGCGACCACCACCTGACTTTTCCAGCTGAAGCTACGACAGCGACAGCGCGGACGGACCCGCCCGCGCTGATTTT